CATATTATCTTCATCGACAACAGGATTAGCTGGATTTGTAAATACTGAACCTACATATACTGCAACTGTAGTATCACCTGAGTTCAGTGAGCCACTGTCGAAAGTAAAAGTTAAGGTTGTGTTTGGTGAAGAAAATGCACTTGTAGCAATCTTACCAAAGATAGTTCCTGTATTAGATCCAATAACTTTGACTCTACGACCTACATGGTGAGTAGAAGTTATGTTTGATGCAACTGTGACTGATGTAGCAGAGGCTCTAGTAAAGGTTGTTGTGCCATCACCATCACCTAATAAGAACCACTCTTTGTCGTTCCATACTGATCTTACATCTTTTAATTGTTCTCTAATGGCATTGTTTACATCAGAGGGTGACATACCCTCAGAAATATTAACTCCATTAATCGCTGTATTACTACTAGCTGTTGTGCTGTAATTTGATACTGTCATTTATTGTTCCTTTTTTTGATCCTTTTGTTGTGTAATCGTATCTGCAAACTCTGCTACCCAATTTTGTAATTCAGGCTGAGTTCCTCCAAATACAGTTCCAACTTTTCCTAAATGTTTAAGATAGGCATCTACACCTTTTGTATTGGCAATATCTGTACCTTGTACAAGCCATTTTACTATTTTTGGATTTGTAATAACTTCAGCTCCGCCAAACAACAAAGCTCCTGTTGTAAAAACATTTGATAAACCACCAATACTACCTCCAACTATAGCTGTCGCATAAGATAATTGACCTATAAGGCTACCAGCAGTTCCTGAAGGATTTTCAAGAGTTTTGCCAGATTCTGCAATTTTTTCAGCAATAACAGCTAATCTATCTAAATCTTTTCTGAGACCTTTATATTTAACATTAGAAAATAAAAAATCTTTAGCTTTTGGATCTATTTTATTCCAATTATTTAAAAAATTAGAACTACTAAATACATCTGATGCAAAAGCATCGTCAAGATTAACGCCACTACCACTTTTAAATTTACCTAATTTTTGTATTATAGCATTTTGAACATAAGCAAATTCATCAGGTTTTAATGATTTTTTCAAACCATTTATATAAGTTGCACCTTTCTGTGAAGTTGTAAATAAATAATCTAAAATTTTGTCTTGATCTACTTTATTTATTGGTTCTAAAACTTCGTTTATTCTTTTCAAACCAGCTTTATAATATTGGTCTGCTTTTAAAAACTTAGTGTATGCTAATTTGTCTGTTTCTTTTAAGATTGTTTTTAAATCTTCTGATAAAGCTCCGTAAAGTTGTTTGTATTCTGCTTTTGAAACATCATCTACTAAATTAGGATTTGATAAATTTTTACCAATTAATGACCTATATTTTCTTAACTCTTGAAATGTTAATGTTCCATTTTGTATTTTATCATTAATTTCTTTTCTTATATCTATTAATTTTTGTGATTGTAATGCACTTCTTTTTTGCCCTACTACTATTGTGTCACCAACTGTTAAAGAAGGATCTTCTTTAGCCATTTTTTTTGTAACTTTTTTTGTAATATTTGCTCCAGATGGTGTTGCTAATTCATCTAACTTTTGCACAAATTTTGAAGGAGTTACTGTAAAATCTCCTAATGGTTTTACTAAATCAAAAGCCTCATTGTATAATGCAGTTGATTTTGTACTAAATTTTGTACTTGCGTTTTCAATTCCATTTTTAACTAGATTTCCTAGTGTAATAGAATTTACATTGGCTGGTTGATTTACAAGATAGCTTGTAGTGTTTAATAAAGATTCTCCCATATCATTTTGCATTTTATTACCAGCTTTAGCTATTTTTTGTTTAGCAATAGGAATGTTACCTAAAATGTACTCTATGTCTCTAACTAATCCTAAATTTTGACCTTCAGATAAAACACTTAATGATGATGGAGATACATTTGCTTCTTCAAATATTTTAATATTATTTAAACTTTTTTCTCTTGTAGCTTGTTTAAAACCAGCAAAAGGTTTTTTAATTTGTTTTAGAATATAAGGAGTAATAAATTCAGACACACTACCAAGAGCAAAATCAAAACCTCTATTAGCTAAATACTGTGGTATTGTTCTATCTATTTCACCACCAGTCGCTTGAAAGATTCTATCTGCTGTTTCTCCCCCTGTTGCTTCACCTAAACCAGCACCAACAACACCTCCAACCACTTTACCTACTGGAGTAGGAAGAACTTTTGATCCTTTGTATGCACCATAAATGTTAGGAGCTATACTTATTGCAGCTCTACCACCAAACTCTGCTACATCTCCAAAATCAAAACCTGAGGGGTTAAACAGTTTTGCACCTTTCGTTTTGTCATCATATATTGCAAAATTATCACCAACTTTGACAGACTCAGGGTAAAGTTTTTGCATAGTCTTTTCTTTTGATGCTTCATTCGGTGCTAAACCCATTCTAAATCTTTCAAAAAGACTAACTCCTTCTTTTTTGTCTATTTTAAAATCTTTAATTTGTTGTTTTGTATATCCTGAACTAGAAATAAAATTTAATATATCTTCTCTACTAGAACCTTTATTTATTAAATCTTCTACTTTAATTTTAGTCTGTAATAAACTTGCCATTATAAAAATTCCTCTCGTAGTGCATCAGATCCTATTTGAGTAATACCACCTTGATTAGTCCAAGTTTCTAAAGCTCTTGGATCATATCCAGCTAATTGTTGCTTTATAATTTTATTTATAATGCGTTTGTAAACATTAAATGCGTTGATAAAGTCTTGATCTGTTTTAAAAGCACCAGCACCAAATTCTTCTTTTAATCTGTCTAATTCAGGAGTTGTTACAGCAGCACCTGATCTGTCTTTAAGTGTAATGTTAAAAAGTCTAGCTATCTTTGCTTTGTTTAATTTACCTTCTTCACCGACAAAAAGGTCTGGTAATTTACCCTGTATCATACCAACACCTTTTATATCTGTACCTTGATTAATAATTTTATCTATTTCATCTGCTGCAAATATTAATTCATTCCAATTATATTTATTAAAATCTTCTTGAATATCTTCTACTTTTTTATTGATATTTTCTTGTTGTAATTGTGTTTCACCTGTAGATAAAGATATGGTGTCTGTTTTATCTTCTTTATTTTCATCTCTATTTAAATAGGGTTTAAGAAGTACATCTAATGTGTTTATTGCTGTTCCTGTATTTTCATCTATTCTTATAATATTCCCTGTGCCAATATTACGAGTAACTTCTTTTGCCTCTGTCTCTGATAAATCTATACCTCTTGCTTTTGCATAACTTTGTATTGATTTCCAACTATCATCTGTTTTTGTTGTATCAGGTTGTAAAGATGAACGAATATTAGCTAATGCTCCTAGTTCAGAAAAATCAGCCATTCGTCTTTGATTTCTTAATTGATTAGCGTTTTGAAATGCTGTTCCAATAGATTGACCTAGACTTGTTGGCATGGGTTGAAAACCAGCTTGTGATAATAATCCAGTACCTAAATCTTGTGCATATTGTGATCCAACAAAACCTAATAAACCTTTTGGTTTTTGAGGTGCTATTAATTGATTTAACTTTTGACCTATAACCTGATCTAATATTGAACCATTAAATTGTATTTTTTGATTCATTAGGCGAACCCTCCTAGAAGTCCTCCTCCGATTGCACCAAACAGAGGATTACCAAACATAGATGTACCACCTATTTGACTTGCTATATTTGCACCAGTTAAAGCACCACCAAGTAATCCAGCACCAGTATTTCTAAACACAGGCTGAGTTGATACTGTTTGTGTTGGCACTGGTGAACCTAATGCACCTAAAAACTGATTTAATTTAAGAAATGGCTTTTGTTGTTCAAAGTCAAATCTTGCAATCGCATCTTGTAGTTTTGCTTGTTCTATACTTTCTCTGTCAGCTCCTACACGCTGTAATCTTGTAATATCGTTAAAATCCATTTCACCAAGCTGTGGAGCAGATAACATAGTTTGTGCTTGTAATGCTCTTTCACGATTAAACTGATCTCCATAAACTTGATTTGCTAATCGACCTAATGAATCAGCTAACACTTCTTGATTTGCTGCTGATCCTAAACGACCAGCCCTACTAAACTGTGATTGTACTTTAGATGTAACATCGTCAGCCATTTGATTAAATAAACCTTGTGAGTAAGGATTAGTAGTAGGTGATAAAAAATCTCCAGCCAGTGTTTGTTGTGCAAGGTTTTGTGATTGATTTAATAATGGATTACCAGCAACAGCTCTTGCAGTTGCTAAATCTAGTGCAGCTTGTGTTTCTGCTGCTGGAGCTACAAATGTATTATTTGGGAAAAAATTTGGTAAATCAGACTCAAATAAATCTTGACTGTAATCAATCGCTTGTGTCAGATATGGTCTTATAAACTCTGATGGTTCAGCAGATGATGTTGTTGTTACATTTTGTGGTGATGATCCTTTTGACATTTTATATTTCCTTTTTTAGTAAATATGCTTTTATTTTATATCCTTTTAATTTTCTCACCCAGCCTTTTCTTCCAGCTACTTCGAGGTGAGTACAATTTTGTTGTTTTGCAAATTTTTCTATTATTTCTTGTATTCTTTCTAACCAATTATCTAGGTTGTTACCTCCAGCCAAAAAGTATCGTAAGACTTTAGACTGAGGATATTGTGCTATTTCAGTTACAACAGCACTTTCTACTTTGTTATTATTCCAACTAATAAATAGTTGCATACGATTATTAGACAATCCGTACAGTATGTCTTTGATACTATAAGTTTCGTCTAATGCTTTCTCTAATAATGGAGCTATTTGACTCCATATACGATCAACATCTTCACTAGGTACTCTAGTGACTACATTATCCAATGACACAGTATGATAAGTTTTGGTCTGCGTTTGTTGAACTTGCATGAGTTAATGTTGCACTCCCACTTGCTCTTGCAGAAACATGAAGTCCATTAAGAGCTGTGCTACCATTTGCAGTTGTTGGCATGAACAATATTATTGAATTTCCACCTATTCTTGCATCTGTAAGCGTAGTTGTAGTTTGACTTGCTCTTAATGTTACTGTTCCTGTGCTATTTAATTTACCATTAATTGTATTGTTTAATGATGTTGAAACTAGTCTTAAATGTTGTCCAGTGTCAGGTATTGACAATGGAACTGTAGGAAACTGATTATCTGCCACCTTCAGGTCTCGCTTGTATATCTACACCACTAAGGGTATTAAAGTTTCCTGTTACACTAACCCTTATGCGATGATACCTTGAGGTAGATCGTAAAGGACAAGTGCCAGTATCATTAGTATCAACAGCACTGCCAGTTGTTGTGGTATCAAGTTGTGATTGCCTTGTTATTGGTGTGACTGTTACTGAAGTATTTGATGTGCCATCAACAATCGGTCTGCACTCTATAAGAGTTGATCTTCTGCCTTTTGCACCCTCAAACTCTGTCGTATCGACTGTGGCTGATAAACTGTTTGCAATAAATTTTCCAAACTTGTTTGCTGAATTAAAACCAGCAAGACCTACGATACCTTCTTTGTAAAAGTATGAG